TCGAACATGTGTTCTATGAACATTATGTTCTTGTGTCCGTGTGTGAGAAACACATACATGGGTGATGTTTTCGAACATGTGTTCTATGAACATTATGTTCTTGTGTCCGTGTGTGAGAAACACATGTTATATAAATGTTTTGTCAAATAATGATTTAATGTGTCCATTGAACCATTGACTTAAATGTCTATATCCATACTCGTTTGGATGTAAACCATCATTTAAAAGGTTATTTATACTATATTTATTGATAGGTGAAAAAGTGTTATCAATAACATTACAATAATATTTTTTATAAATTTCATTAATTTTAATATTAAGCTCGTTTAGCGTATATCCCGCATTATTAATAGTTCCATATGCAAAGTTATTTTCTATTGTTCCTCGTTTACGATTTAATGGCAGTATTCCAATTATATTACATGCTATGTTATCCTTTCTTATTTTAGTTAATATATAGTTTAAAGCTCCGCACACTGTTTCATTTTGTGGATACATATCATTAATATCGCCTAGTGGCATATCATTTCCATAGTCATTTGTTCCCATGAATATGCAAACAAAATTGTTTATTGAAAAATCATGTGTATCTGCCATTGATATTCCATTTACATTACCAGACTTGTATAATAATCCGCTCCCAGTTCTATAACCGGCATCAATATTAAATATGCTTTTTAATGGACTATACCATCTGATTGCCTCATTATCTTCATACGGATATCCTGCCGTTATGCTGTCACCCATTAAATACATACTATTTGATTTATTATAATTAGCATCAATCAGCATCCACCCTGTCGGACTGGTTTTATTAACACAGTCAAACCATCTATAAGCTACTGATTTATTATAAAGCGGTGCATTGTCAATACTAACGATTTGCATAACCCATAATTCTCCTGCTAATGGGAATGAAAGATTATTAACCACAAAATTACCATATTTTAGATCAAATGGAGCATTTACAGCGTCGCTTGTTTCTTTGTTGATACTTACCCAGTATCCCCCACATTTTGTAAATTCATTGAAATCGTGTGTTGCAATATTATATATATTAGTATAATTAAAATTAGTCTCTAATGTTTTCCAGTTTAACGTAACTTCTTTTGTTTCTGTATTAAACCAACGATATGCAACGCTATTATTATATTTTTGAGTGTTATTCATGGTAACTACTTGTAATACCCATTTATTTGACGTTGCGGGGAAAGATAAATTGATTATTACAAAATCACCATATTTTAGATCAAACGGGGCGTTTGTTATATCGTTTTCTTCGGGCGTTACTGTTAGCCAATAACCACCGCAATTAACATAATCATTAAAATCATGAGATTGTATATTTCTGTCATTGTCATAGATAAACTGACTATTTAGCTGTCCATATATAATTCCGGTATCAGTGAATGAGGATAAACTGTTATTATATGTATATAAGTGCGAGTTTGTTGCTAAAAGATAAATTTTATTTTTATCAGTCATTTCGGTGGTACTGTTAACCACAACTGGACTGTTGATATTATTAAGATATGGGACAAAAATTTCAGCTAAACTACCATCGTTAGCCATTTCATTTAATTTGTTATCAATTTCATCCTGTACATCTAAATTTTTGAAATAATCTTGTACATAACTTTTCAGATCGTTAAAAGCATCTTGCAAGTTGTCAAAATTTTTCTGCATTGCTTTCCACTGCGCAATGATTTTGTTAAATTCCTGTAAAAACCAATCCTGATTTAATTCATGAAAATTAGTGTAAGGCCCTAAATTTTCCATACTCATATAAGATACCTCCTATTAATATACCATTAAGCAAAAATTTTCGATAAAACTTTCTGCTATTACATCGTACAAGTTAAAAACAACTAAATCTCTTTCGCTCTGTATCATCTGTTGAGAAGTAGTAACTCCGATATTTCCATGTGCTCTGCCCGTTCTTGTGTGCTTTCCGGTTCTTCCGTCATTTACATTTTCTTTTTCTGTGTTGGTAATACTCCCATTTTCTGTTGTATCTCCGTCTGTGATCTGTTTTGCATGATCAGCAAGACCTGCATTGAAAGCTGTATTTTGGTCGGTTATGTTAACGCTGTTCACTATTTCATTTGTGCTAGTGCTTTTTACAGTATTATCTCTAGCACTAGAAGTTGTTTCATCGTCAGTATCCGTCCAATCTTCCATCCGATCATAGTTTTCGATAGGATTATATTCAAGCACTGTCGTATCATATAACTTTTTCCAGTTAATTTGATACTTGTTACTCCATATCGTAATACGATTTTTCATATAAGTAAAATCGGGATATAAAATCTCTAACTCCCTTGTCCTCATCAAAATTGCATCAATAGCAATCTGTTTCACAAGCCCCTCAGGAACATTAAACCCGTCAAACAATGTGTTATCATAGTTATATAATCCCTCAACGGTTAACAAACTCAATCATCATCACCTCCTGATGTTTCACGTGAAACATTTTTTTCACTCGGATCATGCCTCCAATTTACACTAACCTCAACACCAAACATTTTATTAACATCTGCACAACTTTTCTGCCATCCATCCAACCACATTTCCATCCTAGTTGAAGTTTCCACGTCGTTGCTTTCCGCTTCGGAAGATATCATTCTTTCTTTCTTGTCTGATCTGGCAGAGGGGATACCAACCTCAGTGCAAAACAACTCTTCCAATCTTCTCAGAGTGTCCAGGACATCTCCTGCAATATAGTTCTGTCGTAAATTATTGACAAAGTAATCCCACGGTTCCTCCGTCTGATCCCCTCTCTGAATTCTCAATTTCTCATCATAGAAAACAGCTAACTCACCTCTCATGACCTGATCCATAACTTTTTTCAGACTTTCAGCTCCTGCCTTATTCCTAGCTCTGAAAACATACGCAAGTTTACTGTTCATAACGTTCATATCTAACGATTCCATAGCGATAGCCATTTCATTCGCATATCTTCCGACAAGATCCATAATCCCGCCATAGTCGGAAGTACACTTGAAAAGAACACACTGTTCACCAATCACGGGCTCAATCACACCTTTTAAAAGTGGGTTGCTAATTACTGCCTGCGCAGGTCTGTAAAAAACATTGTACCCCTTGAGCGTACACCCTTGCGGAATCACCCCAAATTTGTCGGTGTTAATGATTGCAACTGTGCCCCAACAATACAAACAGTATAAAAAATAATCCTTATCCCAGTTGTCGGGCACATCCCATTTCATGACGGAAATAGCTTTCTGTAACAAATATCTCTGAAAATACCAAAATAACTGAGTATTTTTGCAATGGTTAGTGCTCGGGCTTATGCTACTATTATACTGATTGATATAATTATACATCACAGGGACACCAACACCTGTATTACATCCAAACATATATTCACCTCCTACAAATTATTAAAATAATTAAACCACGCTCTAGCATATCCGGCACGTTCCTGATGTATACTAGCAGGTCTTTCATAGTTTGCCTGAAACGCAAGTGCAAGGTAACCTGCATCATGTGTGCTAACACTCCACTCCCTCCAACTTAACGGGTATGCACTTGTGTTATACCATTGTGGTTCGATACCCCAGTTTTTAATTCCTGAACTCTGTTGAAACTCTGCAAAAATAACACTCAACTGTTTCTGACCATCATACCAATCATCATGATTTCCGTATAGTACATCAATAACATTATATAAATCAGTCGGCGGTGTCCACTGCACAAGCCCGTGTCCAGTACCACCAATTTCAATCAACGCCGGATTGAAAGTGCTTTCCTGTTGAATATTGCCACATAATCCTGCAATAGCATTTACGCTCCATCCCTGCGATTTTAAATAATTTAAAATTACAGTTGCGTTATTTATTGCTTTTTCGTTGTTTCCACACAGGTTAGCGGTGGGTTCTCCAAAATACTCACTGTTCCCTCCAACCTGCCAATCACCACCGGAAAAAGGCCATCTATACACTCTCCAATAGTGTATCGTACTTTCCCACACTGTGTATGTATTAATACTCACCTGATCAGGCAATGGAAGTTTTTTGCTGTGAGCACCCATAGAGTGTGTTTCATCATACATCATTTCTGTGTGTTGATGACCTCCGAGTGAAGTGTCATGTATCCACAGAATATCACCTTTTTGAAATTTGAAATCAGTATAATCGGCAGGTAATATTATTTCCTCAAAACCGAGATTTTTCAGTATCGTTGGCATTGATTCCGTGGTGAACGGCCATGCTGTCAAATTGACTTCAAAACCTGCATGCCCCAGCCCATAGAAGATTAAAGAACTACAATCATAGTAAGTTATTCCGTTGATAGTCTGTTCATTTCTGTAGTCCTGATTGTACCCAACATTAGGCGCGTTACATCTATCCACGATCCATTGCCACGTTTGCAATATCAAACCTCCGATTCCGCCTGCCCCGCCTGATCCCCACGGGTTCTGCCCTGAGTTAGCACTTGTCATAAGCGCAACGAACATTGAAATATTGCTTGCCGGAAAACTACGCATAGTAAACACCACCTTCGAGAAATTGTTTGATCTGTTCTTTTTCGTTTCTGGTTGCCCCTTGTACGTTAATTGAACCATTTTCAACAACATAATACCCAACGCCTAAATCCTGCATTGTGCCATTTTTCATAAAAGGTCGGCCATTATCAGAACGATCTTCATCCGTGATCTTATAGAACGTTTCAATAACGAAAGGTATGCGTGCTATTGATAACAACGTACCATTAACACCTCTTGTATGTACATCGGGTATCGCACTCTCAACTGCATTTGCAACTCCTGACGCACTTCCCAAAAAATTGCCAGAAAATAAATTCCCGATGCTACTTAGTAAATTACTTCCACTTTCGATGATATTCGCTCGTAAGTCGCTCACCTGTATGTTAACTCCAATCTGTGCATAACCACTATATAAAGTAACACCTCCTGCGCTTACTGACATAACACCAACACCGCTCATGCAGTCAATAGTTTCGCTGACTGTTACATTCTTAGCACTTGCGACTTTTCCACCGTCAATCTCAAACGTACCCCATGGATCTATGGTCAACTGTATTCTGCGAAACGGTGAAGCATTGAGAAATGTTCCACGTGAAACCTGTGGATGCTGAGAAATCGGCATGTCAAAAGACCTGCTATAAAAAGGCTTATTACCTAACTTCAACGCAGTCACATCGCAAGACCAAAAACCAAACTTAACCTCTGAAACCGGCGTACTTCCTGCACCAACATTTTCACAAGGAAACCACATAACACTTGTCAGATATTGAAACGGATTGAACAAACATTTTAGCAAACTATCCGTGATCTGCTGACCGGAGATGTTCGCCCAGTCAAGAGTGGAAAATATCTTTGAGCAAAAATCTGCGAAGTTAGTAGGAATAAACGCATAGAAATTGGTAAGTCCATCCTCACCTACAATGCCACATACAAAATAGCCCTGATTCAGTCCATATTCAGCAACCGGAAATAAACCCTCGTTAACAACTGTCCTTTTCTTCACAGGTGTTGACAGTGTTGGGTATAAAGTATCCATGACATCGCCGTCAAAACTAGTGGAACTCCGAATAAAAAACAAGTTACTTGCCTGTATTGTATCACGATACGTGGCTAACACATCCACAACGCAATGTGCAATCCATGTATTGTTTCTATACTCCCAATCCTCAACCCAGTATGAACGATTAAATTCTACAATCTCACAGTAATTCCATGACGGGGCACTGCCTCCATTTCTCAGTATGATCTGTGGATTTTCAATAGAACATGGCTCATTTATATTACAGGAAACGGCGGTAACATCACCGCCGACAATTCCCGTAGAATTAACTCTTTTACTGGCTGTCTTAAACTTGACTGTTACCGCCATTATTTCCTCCTATTCCAGAACAAAAACAAGTCCATTCTCTGTAAGATCGTTCCAATAACGATCTGTGAAATGATAGTAAATATTCCAGTAACCACCTGCGCTGTTGAAAGGCGTTGTGCTACTCCACTGTTTGATCGTAGTAAGCCCCATAGCCTCCTCATCAAACAGTACGGCAAAGATGTTGCTCATTGCCTGAGCTTCTCCCTTTTCTACACTTCCATCCGGAATCATAACTGAAGGCGTTACATTAATATCCATCGGACTGTCAAGTGTCTGCCAGAAATTAACCTTTTCATTTGTGGCAATCTTCAAATACTGGTCATGGAACGTGTTACTCAGAACCGTAGTATCTGCGGTATGAAGATCCGGGCTAAAAATCATGATGTTCTGCATTCTCAGCGGTGTATGTCTTGCGATCTCTTTTCCAGTGATGTTAGCATGGAACCGAGTTGTTCTCTCTGTGAAAAAGTCCATGTAAGTCATGATCTTAGCACAAGCCCATTTGTAAAAACTCGGGAAATTCTCAGCTTTTCTCACATCATCAGCGGTTAACTTTGTTCCGTTCTCTGTATTGTACATCGTGAGCAACTTAACAACATGCTCTCCGGTATAACCCGCTGTTGATGCCGTAACGCATGTCTGCCAGATATTTTTTGCTCCGATATAGTTAGCAACGCACGCCCTTGCCATGCTCTCATGAGCCTGTTCGATCATGTCCATAGTATTCTGGGTGTACATGGAAATGAACTGACCGAACTCGTCAGGATTACGAAACGCCTGATCTAACTGATCTCTGAAATAAGTCCTGTGTCTCTGGAATACCTGACCGCCGTAGAAATTGGTCTGTAAAACTTTACCTTTTTTGATTTTGTACATGTCGACCGCTGTGTCATCATCAAGTGGCTGTCTCTGATCGTTTTCCCAATCATCGTCCAGCATCCCCAACTTACGCACATGGTTTCCCCACTGTTGTGTAGTTCTTCTCAGCCCCTTAAATTTAGCATTGTAAGGCCGTACAGAAAAAATCGTCCTGTCTAACACCTGAGAAATGCTGTTCATGATCCTGTCATTTCCGACAAGTAACGCTGTCTGCGCCTGTGCTACGAACGAGCTTGTGTCCGTTGCTTTCATAGTTTCAACGCCTGTGGCCTGTTTAACGATATCATTCAGCACTGTGCTGATCTGATCGAAACTTAATGTATTCGCCATTATTTTCCACCCCCTGTCAATCCATCATAGTTTGGCGGATTGATAATGCTTGCTATAGCATCTTCTGTTGTAACCTGTTTGGGAACTGTGTTCTGCATCAGATTAACGTTGTTACTCTGTACCGCACTTGTGAGACTTCTCAGAGCGCTCAGAACATCATTCTGTTCACTGATCTGCTGAATCTGCTGTGTCTGCGGATATGCCTGTGTCTGTGGCTGTGCCTGTGCCTGTGGAAACATCTGTGTATATCCCTGTACACCCTGAACTGATGCCTGTGTCTGCTGATAGTTCTGTGGCTGTGGCTGTGGCTGTGGCTGTGGCTGTGGCTGTGGCTGTGGCTGTGGGGCACGCTGGGTGGCTGTGCCTGACATTGTGAGGATTTCATCTTTTGTGAATCCCGCTGAAATAAGTGTGATTAAGTTGTCTAATGTCATATTTTGTAATCCCTCCTGAGATAATTTTTATGTGAAAAGCCTGTGGAAATGATACCGTTATGCTCGTAAGTGACTGCATACCAGTTTCCAGAATAGCATCCTAGACAGATACATTTTGTGTTTTTCGGCATTTCTGCGATAACTGTTCCGTCTAGGTTAGGCTCTGCCCTGATCATCAGAGGCTCTGTGTTCGTTGTGACGATGTACACACCTCTGATATTTTTGTTGTAGTTGATCGTCATTCTTTATCACTCCCTGTGATATGGTCTGTAAGTTTTGTGATCGCCTGAGTGTTATTGTTGAGTGCGTCTGTCATGTTTTTCATTTCTTCCTTGTGGGCATCCGTTTCTTTCTGCCAGAGATAGAAAGTAGCGATAAGGCAAGCGCAAGGCACACCAATGTTACTGATAAGAGTTGATAACGAGTTAACGTCCATATTTCACCTCCATTGATTATATTTAGCACAACATATAATATGTTTCACGTGAAACATTAAAGAAAGGTGAGAAATGTTTCACATGAAACAAAACATATGCAGGCTTTGACACTCTGCATATGTGACGAAAGATTAAGTGCTACAAATTCTTGAGTTGTACATACTCATGCACATTGGATCATTATGATCCCACGCCCCCAACGTGTTGTACGTGTGCCACGAACACTTGTCTTTCTACGAAAAATTATAACAAATAAAAAAGGACAAGTCAATACTTGTCCTTGAAATAATTTTCAAATAATGATTTTGATGTGATATCCTCGAACGTGATCTTATTTGATAGGTACATATCCCAGAGATACACATAGTCTCTGCGAAACGCTTTGATATCTTTATCAGATTGCGTGTATGTTGGTGGATTTCCTGAGTGATGCCGTGTGACGTATATCGTATTTTTGTTTTTCCGCTCGTATATTGTAATGGAGTCCATGCGACATAATGGGATTAATTCTTTAATATTTGTCGGTTTGATGCCTGTATAATCCGCGGAATAGAACTCATTCCCGAGCGCCATGCGGTTGAAATTGGAATCTGCTCCTGACATTTTATAGAGTGCTGTTTCCTTTTTTCTTTCTGAAATAGGGGAATCGAATAAATTAAAAAGGCCGATCCCTCTTTCCTGCATGATTGATACGGATTGTTTTTTGATATCCATTGCAGATACTTTTTCCATTAAGTTGTTTTCGATGAACATATTACAAGAAAGATTTTCAGAGTTTGAAAAGAGTAAAAACTGAATAGGTTTTTCTCCGTCTAGTTCTCTGTTTCGGTTCATTGTTTCGTATGCATTTTTGAAAGCATATCCCGCATTTTCAACTTTACGTTCCCGTTTTTCCGGTATAAACTCGTCATATATTCCTATCTCTACGTCCGAAGCATCGAAACCACGTAAGTTAGCGAACGTATTTAGAGCGATTGCATAACCTAGAATCTGGCCTGTATACACCAGTTTCCCGTTATCATCTGTGTATGTGTTGTAAAATCCTGCGACATTTTTTCCAATCGTTTTTGGATAGATTGACCATCCCTTGTCTTTGTTAAGCTTCTTAAAAGGCGAAAGTTCTGGAATTTTGATTGTGTCAATCTGCGCCTGCAATGATCGCATATACACGAAAATTTTCTTGTGTTCAATACAGTATTCGAGACCTCCATAAGTTTTCCCCGTACCTCGTCCGCCCCACACATAATTGAACTTTTGGCCATATCCCAAAACAGCAGGTATCGAAAGATACCCGCTGTTCTCATATAAAGATAACATATTATTTCTGTGGCTCTGGCATAGGAATATTCTTCTCAGTATATCCCATACGGGCAAGCGCGCGATCCGGGGAAACAAGTGCGCAAATAAGATAGTCACGACCTGATTTTGATGATCGGTGAAGAACCTCGATGAAAAACATATCTGGAACTTCTTCCATATCAGAAATTCGATCAACAATATCCTCGAATGATTCACGGAAAGTTGCTGACTGCCCGGAAAATACTTCTCCTGTGTTTGCGTCCTGCACTGAAATACAGGTGATTTCATTTCCGCTGTTGTTGATCGTTCTGTACTCAACCCATGAACCAACACAAATAAGACCTTTGTTTTCAACATTTTTAAGACTTACGATTGCAGGTGATTCAATGAGATCATACTCTGTGTAAGTGTCCAGTGTGGAAGATGAATTGATAATAGTATACTGTTTCTTTGCCATGATTTAGTTCTCCTTTTCTTTGATAATGATTGCATTTTTTAAAAACACTTCTGCGTCCATCCCGTATAATTTTGTTTCTTCGGATGTTCTTTCCCAATCAATAACAATGCCGAAATTTCTTTTTTTGATCTCTTTGCTGATCTGCTCATCAGTAAGATTTCCGATTAAATCAACTTCCTGTACAAACTCGCACTTATTCTCAGGATCGTAGCAGATAACGTTAATCTTGTTAACTGTTAATGAACGTGTAATTTTCATATTCTCACCTCCTATTAATATCTCTTTATATGAATTATTATAACACTTATGTTAATTTTTGTCAAACGTTTCTTTAAATTCTTTTAATGTTCTTGCGTCTGCCAAAATCCTGCGGTATTCATCTGTTATTCCTATTGTATAAGTTGACGGTCTGATAACTACATTTTGTGTAATTTTTAAAACATGATTTTCCACGGTGAAATCCCCATAAGGAACGTCATTGTACACGCTTTCAGTTCCTCCTGATCGTAAAAAGGTAAATCCAATTTTGAAAGCTTCAATTCCTCCATGTTCTTCCAACTCATCTGGTGCAAGCTTTTTATTAACTCCTGCGATTGTTGCGTGTAGTTTTCCATCTTTAGTTCTATAGACATATTTTTTAGCACCAATGGTGGAGAATTCAATATACTTATCCTCGAATTCATACACCCCCATATAATGTTTAACGCCATAACAGTCTGTAGCGTATGCGGAATTGGAGATACTTTGCTCTTTTCTCTCAGAATTGTATCTATCAAATAACTCGTCAATATTATCACCTCTTACTTTTATATATTTTACTGAATCCGTATCGCTGTAAACGTAACGATCTCCAACTATGTTTATACCATCTTTCAATCGTAGGCGTGCCCATGCTGTTACCCATACACCCCATTGATATGGAAGAAAGGCAGTTCTATTATATTTTGCAAGTAATTTTTCACGTGAAACATTTTCATCAACTGTATATATATCTTCCGATGATTCTGTAAATATTAATGATTGCTTTACTGGTGACTGTACCATCATTCCGTAACCCGCGTTAAGCAATGCCTTTTGCAGATTGTAAAAAAGCTCCTGTTCCACTATGCCTTTTAATTCTGTTTTGTCTGTATAATATTTACGGAAAATGTCTTTCAACGGTTCTGGCAGTGATCCGTATTTGCTTTCGTAACACTCTGTTATTTCTAATTTTTTCCATTTGTACTCACGTTTCATTATCTCATAATCAATATCAGTGAGCGTTGTTTCAATATAGTCGGCGCTTAAAACACGTCCGTTATCCAATATTTCACTGGAAACATTTCTACATTTTGAATATGAAATATAGGGCGCTCCGTAATACTTGTCGATCTGTTCAATGCCTATAATTTTACACCGGAATAATAGCGCTTTTCCTCTATCCAGTTTCTTCTCTATGTCATTCTCAGTTATTGATCCGATATAAACAAAACGTGTCATAGGGAAAACACAATTCAACACAACGTCTGGATAAGATGATGATCTATCATAAGAACCGATTCCCAGAATCTTTTTACCGTCTGCATGTATCACTCTTCCTGAGTAATAACGATTAGCGTGAGTGTCTCCACCCCGAAACGCCTCCTCTAGCAGATCGAAAACTTCTATAGTCGGAAAAATATCCTTGTGTTTTCTTGCCCATCCATACATTGCTTTTTTCGTTTCACGACGTACATAACCGGTTGACGTTAAGGGGAGTGTATATAAATTGTCATTTGACAGTATCATACGTTTATACATTGCTTCAACTAATCCGATTGTATCATATGTACTGTACTTTATTTCATAATCGGTTAGTTCTGTCCATGGAAAACGTTTTTTACTGTAATCAAATTTTTCACCTGATAATTTTTGGTGTTTTACTTTCATTTTTGAGGTAAACGTATTTAGTGACATATTAGTTTGCAGATATGAACATCGAAACTCAAACCGCTCTAACATTTCACATTTCAATATTTTTCGTGATTTTATGGCAAAAACTTCATCCGGTGAAAATGTATATATACCACGCAAAAACTGAAATTCATATGAAAGATTGTGTACAAAAATCATGTAATACGCGTAGTTATCGTCATTCATAAGATTATCAAGAAATAACTCAAATTCTGTCCACGTTCTTCCAATTATCGTATCAATATGTAAATCATCAAGAAAAAAAATTGAAAACTGCCAGATATACATTATTGACTGCTCGATATCTTCCAATCTAGTTGTTTCGATATCGAAAGCACACAGGCAATTTTTATAACCTTTTACTTTTTTACTTCCTCTGTTTGATCTAGTATCATGTAAACATGGTAAATTTTGTATTCTAGTATAATTATATGTGTCGACATTATACAAATTTTCCATGTGTTACCTCCTACGTTTACGTTTACCCGCTTTCCTCTTCTGACGTTTCGCTTTTTCTTTCTTTGCTACGCCAGATTTCAATTTTTCAATGTTACGTGATCCAGTTTTCAAAAATTCCTTATATAGACCTAGTAACTTATCTGTACTCAGTTTTTCGCCCTCTGAATACAGATCTACAGCAAAATCAGAATCATATATACGATCTGAAGCAAAATCCCTAAGCTGTTCCATAAAACGCCCAAAATTTAGTAAATCCTCATGCGTTTTTAACTCTGTTCCATACACATCATTGATGTGTACCATTTGCTCTTTTTCCCGTTTTTTCAATCCTGTTACTGTGGTTCGTTCTGATGCAATAATAGTTGCTAATTCAGATAACAAGTGATAGAGTTCTCTATCACTTGTTATATCTTTCAACTGTTTGTAACGTTGGATCGGTCTATCTATTACAAGGTTAACATCCTTATAGTCAGATTTTAGTAATCTTTCATATCGTTTACGCCAAATTGATCTTAAACGTGAATACTCTTTTCTAACGTCTTTCATATCCCATGTTAACTCTAGAGCAAGCGGTGTATAATCGTCTTTTGTTCTTATAAGACCTTGTGGTTTACTCTTCTTCAAATAAGACTTTTTTCTTGTCAATTGGAACACCTCCATCCAATTTGTTGTAGTATACAGGACGGAAATTTTCTTCAAACTCGACAACGTAGTCCTGCACGATTGCCATTGCGACTGCACCGGTGTATGCCTGAACTATTAGATAATCGCATTTATATTTACACTGACTTTTAATGATATTCGGTGTATTTAATTCTTTGATATATACCTTATACCATGACTTCTTACTGTTTAACGGTCTGCTCATTGTACACCCTCCATTTCTCAACACATCTCATGATATCGTCAAAACTTGACATTGATCCCCACATTATATAAGGCGAATGTTTAAAACACTTTTTAAATTCGGAACAAATCTCTGACTGACTACATGAATGACAATATTCAGTATCATTACATGTAAAACATATATCGCAATAATTTTTCATTTTTTATAACCTCCTGACCACTTTGCTCCACACCATACACCATAAGGAAAAATTAATATAGCCCCAAAACCAAACCACAATATAGCATCCAACATTAATACACGCACCTACTTTCTATTTCTTCTTTGATCCACTTACGTTCCCGATAACGCCACGGGAAACGCATGATCTTGTATTCCTGCAATAGCTCACGTGGAGTGAGCCATGCAAGATAATTTTTGTAACTTTCTTCGTAATCTGTCATTTATTCATCTCCTATATTCATCATTGCAGTCGATAAAAACTCGATGCATTTTACGTAATCATATTCATATCCTAAATATGTTCCACCGTTCGAAATGCCTCTTGCAAGTATTGACGCATTATTAAAAGCTTCTTCAATAGTAGATCCTTCTTTAAGACTCATATGAAATTCTGTTACTACTTTCTCCTGATACAATTCCTGTACGCTTTCTTTAACTTTCTTCATTTTTAATACCTCTCTTTCATTTGATACATATATCATACATCATTATTTAGATTTATTCAAAGACCATTTTGTTCATTGAACACATGTTCGAAAACATCAACCATGTATGTGTTTCTCACACACGGACACAAGAACATAATGTTCATAGAACACATGTTCGAAAACATCACCCATGTATGTGTTTCTCACACACGGACACAAGAACATAATGTTCATAGAACACAT